ATTTTCACCTATTACACCTTTATGTTGGAGAACACAGAGCTGCTGAATCCATTTATTATCATGCCGAAAACGGTCCGGCAGGAGGTTTTCCGATTTTTATCGATGAGCTTTAAATTTAAATACTGAGCATAATAAGGTGTTCTATCGGGCTTTGTGTTACACTTATTCACGGTTTACTTTGTGTAGGTTGTTGCCTCCCCCACCAACCCTGTATAAAGGTTTCAAATCTCCTCATTAAGTCTGTAGAACACCTTATTATGCTCAGTATTTAATAAGGAAAGGAGGACGAAGTATGCCGAAACAAACAACAACTCCTCCGATAAACGACGAAGCGTTAGAAAACAAGCTCATAGCCCTAGCTTTCGCGCAGGCTAGGTCCCAAATGGAGGCCTCAACGGCGTCGTCTCAGATAGTTACACACTTTCTTAGGCTTGGCTCTATCAAAGCCCAGATTGAACTTGAAAAGTTGGAACTGGAAAACCGATTATTGGAAGAAAGAATCCAAGCAGAGCAAAGTGGACAGAAACTTAATGAGATGTTCGGAGAAGTCTTAGCTGCGCTTAAGAGTTATAGCTACGCCCCGCCGGGAGACTCTAATGAAAACTTATTCTGAGCTGATGGAACTCCCAACGTATGAGGAACGAGTGGCGTATCTTAGAACTGACGGTCTCCCGTCTGAAGTGACGTTCGACCAACTTCGATATTTGAATCAAAGGTTCTACAATTCAAAAGGTTGGAAGATGGTTAGGAGGTTTGTCATATCTAGAGATCTCGGTTTCGACCTCGCCGTTCCGGGTCGAGAGATTTTTGGAAAGGTTATAGTACATCATATGAATCCCATCCTTCCGAAGGATTTATATTTGGGACACGAAGAGATCTTTGATCCAGAATTTCTTATCACGGTTTCCCACTATACCCATGAAGCCATTCATTTCGGTTTCGAAAAGCCGGATCCTTTTATCGAACGAGAACCAGGAGATACGAAACTTTGGTGAAATTATGACACTAATACTAGGAGACATTAAAACAAGTTTAGGGATTATGCCCGACAACCTGGGATTCGACTTTGAGTTGTTGATATTTATAAACTCAGTCAAAGCGAGCTTAGTACACTTCGGACTTATAGAGTTCGACATCGATATTGATGAAGACACCGTTTGGCCGACGTTGGGCACCGAGTCGTTAACGTCTTTCTCAAAGGTTTATATGTTGACAAAGGTGAAACAGACTTTTGACCCGACGGCAAGTGAAACTATAGCGAAAGTTATGGCTGCTTCGATTCTCGAGTTAGAGGGAAGACTCACCTACGAAGTAGAGGAGATTGCTAACCCATGATAACAGAAGATTTTATAGAACACTATGGTACTAAGGGGATGAAGTGGGGAATTAGGAAAAAACCCTCTAAGGGCAGAAAGGGCGCGAAGGCTAAGTCTAGGAAAGTATCCGACATGAGCGATACCGAACTAAGGGCGAAAGTCAATCGGCTTAACATGGAAAAGCAATACAAAACTCTAAAGAAAAACAAGCGAGACCAGTCCCTTATTAGGAAAGGCGCCAAAGTGACCGGTCAGATTCTTGGTAAATCTGCGAAAAAGTCTTTGACGGCCTTTAGCACTAAACAGATGACTGAAGCGCTTGAGAAAGCCGCCGCAAGAAAAGTTGCTAGAGGCGCCAGGGCCGCTGGGGTTCCTGCCGGTTAAGACCATGATTAAATACCCATCAAATACTGCCTCCCCACAGTACTATAAAGAATTTAGAAGAACGGTTCTTCGCGGAGAGCTGCCGGTTTGTCAAGAGATCTCTCAAGAGATGAATCGTGTAGATCGCATGATTGAGAACCCGACCTTCTATCATGATCCAGCCCCGGTTGAAGCTTTCATACGGTTTTGCGAAGCCGAGTTGACCAAAACCGATGGATCAGAGCTACGATTATTAGACTCTTTTAAACTCTGGGCAGAGCAACTGTTTGGTTGGTACTATTGGTCTTCTAAAACCGTTTATCGTGATGGCGAATTCGAAGAGGAAGTATATTTGAAGCGCTTGGTAAACAAGCAGTACTTAATAGTGGCTCGTGGTGCCGCAAAGTCGATGTATGCGGCCTTTATTCAAGCATATTTTCTGATTGTTAATGGAGAAACCACACACCAAATAGCTACCGCCCCCACAATGAAGCAGGCGGAAGAGGTTTTAGGGCCAATTCGGACAGCGATGATAAGACATCCCGGTCCGTTAATGACGTTTCTGACTGCGGAGATTCGTGGTCTTAATCTCAATCGCTCTAATTACTCTTCAATGCTTGCGTCTACTAAACGAGGTATCGAATCTTTCATAACAGGTTCTTTGTTAGAGATTCGACCTATGACAATTGACAAACTTCAGGGGTTAAGGCCCAGAATTTCCACTCTAGATGAGTGGTTGTCGGGCGACATTCGCGAAGATGTCGTTGGCGCTGTCGAACAGGGCGCCTCAAAGTTAGACGATTACATTATCCTCGCTGTTAGTTCAGAAGGAACCGTTCGAAACGGCTCTGGCGACGAGGTTAAGTTAGAATTGAGAAAGATTCTTAACGGTGAGTACGACGATCCCCACACGTCGATCTGGTATTATAAAGTAGATGATACCAGCGAGGTCGCTGATCCTGAGATGTGGATAAAGGCGCAGCCAAACATAGGCATTACCGTCTCTTACGAAGCCTACCACAAGGACGTTAAGAGGGCTGAAGCCGCACCAAGTACCAGGAATGATATTCTGGCTAAACGGTTTGGTCTTCCTATGGAAGGGTACACTTATTTCTTTACATATGAGGAAACCCTGCCTCATAAGAGGGTCGGATCCTTTGCTAACATGGAATGCGCTATGGGCGCAGACCTTTCGCAGGGCGATGACTTCTGTTCTTTCACTTTTCTTTTTCCTATTAGAGTTGGAGACTATGGGGTTGTGTCTATTAACTTCATCACAGAGAGAACTTACAAGCTATTACCATCCGCGGCCCGCTTCAAGTATGACCAATTCATAAACGAGGGTTCGTTAATCGTTTTAGAAGGAAGCGTTCTTGATATAACTGACGTATTCGAGGTGCTAGACGATGAAATAGAGAAAAGAAAGTACGATGTTATGGCAATGGGGTACGACCCTTATAATGCCGACGTCTTCGTAAAGTTATGGCAACAACATAACGGTCCGTTTGGTGTAGAAGTAGTTAAGCAAGGTGCTCGTACGGAGTCGGTTCCGCTCGGAGAGATAAAGAAACTCTCTGAGGATCGGATGCTGCTTTTCGAGGAGCAGATATTTAGCTATGCTATGGGAAACGCTATGGTTATGGAAGACACAAACGGTAACATCAAGCTATACAAGCGTCGGTACGAGTATAAGATAGATCCTGTCAGTGCTTTAATGGACGCTTATGTTGCTCTACAAAAAAATCAAGAGTTGTTTAGATAAGGAGATTTGAATGCGTGTCCAAAGTTATTTAACCTATCATATGCAAGATCCATTCCCGGAGTGGAATGCTTGGTTGGCGTTAGCATACCAACACGGCTATCCGTTTCGGTCGATTAAGGTTTTTCATCCAGAAGATTATTGGGTAGTCAAAGCCGCCAGCCCCACAACCAGGGTTGTTTATCGTTCATGGGCAGATAAGTTTGGCAAACAAGGGCGGTGGATGCAGATGGCCATGGATGGCTTTGCAGACCAGGCCGCCAATGAGTATATTGACACTTGGATAGATTCGGTGCTAGCATACATGCCCGAGGGATGGTGTGAAAGCATCAACGAAGAGTACCCAACAAATAATGCCACAAAAATTCAGGCTATAGTCAAGTTCGATCTGGCTTTTATTCGGGCAATGGCGACTCGATTGCCAAACAACAGGGCAGTAGTGTTTACTGCGGCCGTAGGTAATCCTGGATGGGACGAGCTTAATCATTTGTTGCCTTTGGCAGCTTTGGCTGTCGAACATGACGCCGCGTTTGGATATCATGGTTATCATCCAGTTAAAGATAAGGTCAGCGGCGTTAATCTTGAGAGTGGGAAGACCCATTTGCACTTGCGCTTTGACGGAATTGATCAATACTTATCGGAGCATGGCCACAAGGTAGATTGGTTTATTGGCGAAGCTGGCGCAATGGGTGTCCAGGTGCTTGACCCTCCCCCCGGTGAAAATTGGGGCATGAGTGTTGTCAATGGTTGGAGAAGTTCCGAGGTTTGGGACGGCGATCTTGATAGT